GTTGATGTTTTGGTCAATAGTTCTGGAAATGGGTACAATTCTCCACCAAATCTTCAAATTGATGGAACTGGTACTGGTGCAGTACTAACTCCCATATTATCAAATGGATCTTTAGTTGAAGTTAAAGTTATATACGGTGGAATTGGGTATAATCACACAGACACTTCAATTACAGTAACGCCAGCAGGATTAGATGCAAAATTTGAAGCACAAATTAAATCTTGGAAAATTAATTTAATAGAAAGATTAGTAATAAATTCTCAAATATCTGTTGACGAAGGAATTTTAACTCCAGGACTAAACAGCAATTATGGACTTCAATATTCACATGCGTATGCTCCAAAATACCTAAAAAATATAGTTCAGATAGCAAATTCACACTCACCAATTATTGGGTGGGCATATGATGGAAATCCAATTTATGGACCATATGGATATGCGTCAAAAACTGGCGGAAAGGTAATACCATTAATTTCTGGGTATGACCTAATAGATTCGCCATCAAGTAGACCTAGAGAATCAATTTATCCAAAAGGATTTTTTATAGAAGATTATAATTTTGTTGGAAACAAAGATTCTGATGAATTTAATAAATTAGATGAACATAATGGAAGATTTGGAATTACTCCAGAGTATCCAAATGGAGTTTATGCATATTTTTCAACTATTAATAGTGTTTCAAAAAAACCAATCTTTCCGTATATAATTGGGCCTTCATATAAAGCAAAACCAATTGATTTTAATTTTAACAGTTATTCAAATCAAGATTATATTGATATAAATCAAACTAATTGGAAAAGAAATATTACTCCATATAACATTTCTTCGTATGATTATTTACTCAACCCAAATAAAATTAAAGAACAAAACTCTATTGTTAAAAGTGTTTTAGAAGGATCTATTGATTCTATAGAAATTTTTGATGGTGGGCAAAATTATAAAATAAATGATAGATTAATTTTTAATCACCAATCTGGATTTGGAGCAAAAGCAAAAATTTCTTCAATTAAAGGGAAACAAGTAACTCAAATTAGTGTTGCTACATCATCTTTTAATGAAATTGAGTTTTATCCATATAATCAGTCTTTTATTGGATTTACTTCAATTCCACACAATTATTCAAATAATGATCTAGTTACTTTTACTGGTAGTAATGATTATAAAAAGTCAGGTAATATAGTAGTTAATACAAATAATCTCACGTTAACATCTGGAATTGGTTCCGCACAATATACTGGAATTATTACTTATTTTAATGTCTCTGGAGATTTAAGTTATCCAAATATCAAAGAAAATGATATCTACCAAATTCAAAATGAAAAGATTAAAATTTTAAATATTGATTCCAGATCATCTAGAATTAAAGTTCTTCGTAATCAAAATGGAACTACTGGATTGACTTCATATGTTGCCGGTATTGGATTTACTGAGAAAACTAGAAAACTAAAACTTAATTTTGGAATTTCAACCACATATAATTTTAATGTTAATAAAGAATTTTATTTTAATCCAAGAGAGTCTGTTGGATTAGGAACAACTTCTGGAGTTGGTATTGTTAGCACAATTTATTTTTCAAATCCGGGTGTTGGAGTTACTCAAATTACAATACCAACACAATCAATTTATATTGAAAATCACAATTTAAATACTGGAGATTCTTTAATATATTCTTCAAATGGTGGAAATGCTATATCAATTTCTACTAATGGATCTTCTTCTTTTCAACTAGAAGAAAATTCAATTGTTTATGCTGCAAAAATTTCTAATGATTTAATTGGAATTTCAACTATTAAAGTTGGACTTGGATCAATTGGAAATTTTGTTTCTGTTGGATCAACATTAAAATCTGGTATTTTATACTTTACTTCGGTGGGAACCGGAAATAATCATAGTTTTACAACAAATTATACAAATACTTTAACTGGAAATATTAGTAAAAATGTAGTTACTGTTTCTACTGCAGAAACTCATGGATTATCTCTACTTGATAATGTAAACATTAATGTAAGACCGGGAATTTCTACTACACTCGTAGTAAAATATGATGACTATAATAGAAGATTGGTAATTAATCCTAGAACTTTTTCATCTATTGATACTATTAATAATATTATTACAATTAATAATCACCAATACTATACTGGACAAAAAGTTATATACACAGCGACAACTCCAGCAACTGGTTTAATCAATTTTGGAATTTATTATATTGTTACTATTGATTCGAATAAAATTAAATTATCAGATACTTATTATGGATCAGTTAAATTACCTCCAGAGATAATTGATATTACAACTTCATATCCAGGAACAATTTCACCAATCAATCCGCCACTCAATTTAACAAAAAATAAAAGAGTAGTTTTTGATCTTTCAGATTCCTCTCTGTCATTTAACGCCAATTCGACAAATTATTCTGCCTTTGAATTTAGATTTTATCGGGATGAACAATTTATTGATGAATTCAATACAACGCAGTCTTCACAAATATTTGATATATCAGGAATTGGTACAATTGGAATTACTTCCACCGCAAATATTACGTTAACTATTAATGATAGTACTCCGACTAATTTATTTTATAAATTGGTTCCTACTAATTTGGACAGAAATTCGCAAATTAAAAAAGATATTTTAATTGATACAGAAGTACGAGGATTTAATAAAATTACTTTATCTGAGAGCAAATATAATGGTGAATACTCAGTCGTAGGAATTACTTCCACAACATTTAGTTTTAATATTTTAGAATTTCCTGAAGAACCAATTTACACTCAAGGCATAGAATACTATACTAATAATTCACTTTCAGCACAAGGATCAATTTATGAGGTTAAAGTTCTAAGTAAAGGAAAAGGATATTCAAGATTACCTTCAGTTACTTCCATAGAATCTAATTTAGGTTTAAATGCAATTGTTAAACCCAAAACCAGTTCTATTGGAAAGATTACATCAATAGAAATACAAGATATTGGATTTGATTATTCTGCTGATTACAGTGTTAGACCTACCACGAAGTTCCCTAGTATATTAGTTTTGGAACCTCTTTCATTTTTTGATTATATTGAAATTAATTCAATTGGAAAAGATTATACTGCTTCTCCAGATCTTGTAGTTATTGATGGAATAACTAATAAAATAGTTAGTGATGTTGACTTATTTTATAATCTTGGTGATTCTTTAGTAACTATACGTAAAAACAGTAGTTCTCTTAATAATGCGATTCCTAAAATTATTCCAACAAATAATTCAAATGGAATTAAAATTGATAATATTACATTTAACAACTCAACTAAAAATGTAACCGTAACTATAGGTGCAAGTTTTAGTAATCCCGAAGATTATCCATTTGAAGTGGGGAGTAAAGTATTAATTGAAGGTATAAGTGTAGGTGTTAATAGTACCGGTAAAGGATATAACAGTTCAAATTATGATTATGCATTATTTACTCTTACTGCTGTAGATCCAAATCTTGGTGGATCAGTTGGAGTTGTTACATACAACCTCTCATCTTATTTGAATAATGAAGAAATTCCGGGAACATTTAAAATTAACTCATCTGCAGGAAGAATAATTCCAGAATCATATTTTCCAACTTTTAATCCAATTCTAAAGAAAAACTCTTTTTATGAAGGAGAAATAATTTATTTTGAATCATCAGTTGGAAATGTTCAATTTTGGGATCCAGATAATCAATATCTCAAAATATCCACAGTTGATGATTTTCCTATTGGTAGTAATATACGAGGAAAAACTTCAAACTCCGTTGGTATTATTAATGATATATTAAGTTATGAATCTAATTATGCTGTTGATTCATCCTCAAAAACAAGAAAAGGGTGGAATACCGAAACTGGATTTTTAAATAACGATTTTCAACGAATTCATGATAGTGATTATTATCAATATTTTTCATATGAATTGAAATCTCAAAAAGATTTGACTACTTGGGATAATCCAGTAAGTTCGTTAAACCATACCGCAGGATTTAAAAAATTTGGTAATTTAATTATAGAATCAAAACCATTAAATATCGGAATTTCAACAGATCAAAATCAAGGAGATTTTTCTGGTACTGCAGATTTGTCTAGATTCATTGACCTTAATTGTGTTTATGATTTTGATCTTGCTCGGGAAAATAATCTTATCATTGACGATACTATTACTTCTAATGAAATTTTATTTGATTCTAGAGTTATTCAAGATTATATTGAATCTATTGGAAATAGAGTTTTAGTAATTGATAATATTTCAAATGAATTTAATAGTAATCCTAGAGCAACAGAGTTTAGTATTGTAGACTCATTTACGTTAACAAATGTCAGATCTAAAAAATATTTTATTCTAATACAAGATCAAAAATTTATAAATGAGAAACAATTTAGTGCCATAGTACTTCTTCACGACAATAATGTTGGATTTATGAACCAATATGGATTAAATGTAGTAGAATCTCCGAATTTGGGATTTTTTGATTTTAGTGTTTCTGGAACATCTGGAAATTTACTTTTTTATCCAGTAAAAACAAAATTTAATAATTATAATTTACAAATTTTTTCTTTCTCCCTCAACGATAGTCTAAGTGGAATTGGTACAGTAGATTTAGGAAATTCTGTTCATATTAATACTAGTAATACTATAATTCCACAAGGAACTGGAATTTCTACTTCTATTGTAGGAATTGCATCTACTTATAGAGCATCAAAAGTTTTAGTTCAAATTGGAGCAACTGATTCTTCATATTATGAAGTTGATGAGATTACTATTATTAACGATGGAAATCAAATTCATTTATTAGATTATGGACAAATAACAACCGATAGTTTTACTTCACGTTCATCTTTGGGCATTGGAACATATAATGCTTATTTGTCTGGTTCGGAGATTAAAATTGATTTAATACCAGATACAGTAACTTCTATTGATTATATTGTTAATACTTTTAATGTGTCTTTGGCAAATACTAGTGCTTCCGGAATTGGAACTGAAATTATTGGAGGAAGTTCTCTAAATTCATCTTCAGTCGCAATTTCCTCCAGTGTTTCTCCAGTAGCAAACATAATATCAAGTTATTCAAATACAAATTACAATAGTTCATATTATATTATTAGTATTGAAGATAAGACCAATTCAAAATATCAAGTTTCTGAAATTTTAGTTGTAACAAATTACGAAGAAAATCAATGCTATATTACAGAATTCGGAATTTTACAAACAGAATCTTCTTTAGGAATTACAACGGCAGGAATTTCTGGTGCAAATACTGAAATTTATTTCACTCCCATTCAAGATATTGATGTTGATATCAAAGTATTTGCAATTAACATTGGATTGAGTAATAATATTGACGACATATCATTAATAAATGGATCTCTAGAATATGATTATGGAATATACACAGGAACAAATTCAGATATTAAAAAAGAATTTGAGTTAAAACATAAAAATATACCAATTTTTGAAAGATATATCGATGGCACTAATCCAGATATTATTAAAGTTGATAAAAATATAATTACAATTCCCTACAATTACTATGTTACTGGAGAAGAAATAATATATTCATACCCTACTAAGTCGGCGCAAGCAATTGGTATCGCTACAACTTCTGTACCTGGTATTGGTGTTACTGATAAACTTCCTCCTAAGTTATATGTTGTTAAACTAAATGATTCTCAAATAAGAGTTTCTACTTCTGCATCCGATGCTTTAAAAACTACTCCAAAAGTTTTAGAATTAACTTCTGTTGGCATAGGGAGTTCTCATTTATTTACTTCAAAAAATCAAAACAAAAAAGCAATTATTGGAATTGATAATGTTATTCAATCTCCTATTGTTTCAACAGCAATTACATCATCATTAATTCGTAATTTAACTGCTTTTAGTTCTTTGGTATATGTTTCTGGTATAACATCAGTTTATGGTGGAGACTTGATTAAAATTGATGAAGAAATTATGAAAGTTACTGCAGTTGGAGTTGGAAGTACAAATTCAATAAGTGTAGTTAGACCTTGGATGGGAACTGGATTATCTACTCATTCATCTTCAAGTTTAGTATCTAAAGTTTACGGAAACTATAACATTGTTGGGAATAAAATTTATTTTTCAGAGGCACCTTATGGAAAAGTGCCTTTTGTCAATCAATCAAATAGGGCAGATGAGCAAGATTATGTCGGTATTGCTACTGGGTCATCATTTAGTGGAAGAATATTCTTAAGATCTGGGATTGCAGATAGTAATAATGAATCATATTCAAATAACTATATTTTTGATGATATTTCAAATGATTTTGATGGAATACAAAAAACATTTACATTAAAGTCTAATGGAACAAATGTATCTGGAATATCAACAGATAATACTATAGTATTAGTAAATGAAATATTTCAAGGACCCAATTTTGTTGATTATGACTTAAGTGAGTCTTCAGGAATAACTTCCATATCATTTACTGGATCAGCAACATCAACAAGTTATGATGTAAACACTTCAAGTATTCCTAGAGGAGGTATTATTCTTTCTGTTGGATCTACACAAGGATTTGCATATCAACCATTAGTATCTGCAGGAGGGACTGCAGTAGTATCAGTTGCAGGTACAATTCAATCTATTAGTATTGGAAATAGTGGATCTGGTTATAGATCTGGAATACAGACAGTTGTAAATGTCGGGGTTGTAACATCAAACGTTGGTATTCCAAATATACAATTAATTGGAACCGCTTCTATAAGCGGAGGAAGTGTTGTAAGTGTTGCTATTACAAATCCAGGAGTTGGATATACTTCATCCAATCCACCAATCGTAATTTTTGATGATCCATTATCATATTCAAATATTCCATTAATATACAACTCTCAATCATCTTCAGGTGTAGGTACTGGTGCGGTTGTTGATATCATAGTTGGTCAAGGATCAAGTGTAATATCATTTGAATTAAAGAATTTTGGATATGGATATAATATAAATGAAGTATTAACGGTTTCAATTGGAGGAACCATAGGAATTCCAACTAATACCTCATTAAGTTTTTCAGAATTCCAATTATCAATTGATGGGGTATACTCTGATGCATTTACTGCATGGACGGTTGGATCACTTCAAGTTATTGACCCAATTGATTCCCTTTTTGATGGAAATAGAAAATCATTTCCAATTCGTATTGGGGGGAATCAAACTTCAATCCGAACAAAAAAAGGTTCAATTATTGATGTTCAAGCAACTTTATTAATTTTTATTAATGATATTCTACAAGTTCCGGGAGAAGGATACCGTTTTTCTGGGGGAAGTATTATACGATTTACCGAAGCACCAAAAGAAGGCGATACCTCTAAAATAATATTTTATCGAGGAACTGCAGATATTGATACTTTGGATGTAGATATTTTAGAAACCATCAAACAGGGAGATAAAGTTACTTTAACTAGTAATGATATTAAATTAAAAGAGAACTCTAGATTGGTTACTGAAATTATTTCTTCTGATATACTTTCAACAAACTTATATTCAGGTCCAGGAATTACTGAAAATGAAGATCTATCAAGACCTTTAACTTGGTGTAGACAAACTGAAGACTTGGTTATAAATGGGAAACAAGTTGGTAAAGATAGGGTACTTTATGAACCTTATATTCAACCAACTACCAATATTATTCAAAATATCGGAATAGGGTCTAGCATAATTTTTGTTGAAAGTGTTAAGGCATTCTTTGATAGTGAGAAAGAGTATACTCATGACGGAATTACAGAAAAACCACAAAATAAAATTATTATTATTTCTCAAGATTCCATAGTTTCTTCATCTGCTACTGCAGTAGTATCTACTTCGGGGACAATTTCATCTATTATTATCTCAGATAATGGGAATGGATATACTACTATCCCAACAGTATCAATTGCCGGACCAATTGGATTTGGAACAACTACAATACAGAACACTGCTAGAGCACTTGCAACAATTTCGGGAGGAGTTGTAACAGGAATTGCAATAACATCTGCTGGACTTGGATACACGTTTACATATCCACCAGTGGTTTTAATTGAAACTCCACCTACAAAATATGAAATTATCGATAAAATTTCTTATGAAGGTGATTTTGGAATAATTACTGGAGTTCAAACTACTTCTGTTGGAGTAGCATCAACTGGAATTGTATTTGATTTGTTTATTCCTACAAATTCTATTATAAGAGATTCAAGTATTGTAAAAGTGGGAATTGCTACAACTGGGATTAGTGGAATTCAAACTGGATATTACTTTATTGTTCATAGTTCAAATGTGGGTAATGGGTTAACATCACTAAATCTTTCTGGTGGGGTTGTTGGTGTCGGAACTACTTTTATTAATAACATCTATCAAGTTGCATCAGTATCAATTGCCCAAACTGCTGTTCCTGGCGTAGGACTTACCAACGTCACCAAAGTAACTGTAAGTGTTTCAAATTATAATAATTTAACTGGACTTGGATTTAGTGATTTTTATGGAGAATATAGTTGGGGGCGAATTTTGACACCTATACGCCCAAATCCAGATGAATTTATCACTTATGCGAATATTGGTGGCATTTCATCCTCTCCAGTTATTCAAAGGTATAATCGTTTAAAATACTCAAATTATAATACCTAAATAAATAAAAAAACTATAAAATGTCTGCAATTATAACTGACCAACTAAGAATATTAAATGCAAAGAATTTTGTTAGTGGTGTTACATCTTCTTCCAATTCATATTATTCTTTTGTTGGTTTAACTAATGCAACTGATTACTTAACAACTTGGGAAAATAATCCACCATCACCAAGAGATAGTTTTGATCAAGAAAATGATTATTGGGATACTATGGTTGCTTTAAAAAAAATTAAAGCAAGTGACGTAAATCAAGTTATTCGTAAAATAACTTGGTCTTCTGGAACAACTTATGATATGTATCGTCATGATATTAGTATAAGTAATACATCAAAACCATCTGGATCAACTAGTTTATATTCGGCCAATTATTATGTAATTAATAGTGATTATAGAGTTTATATTTGCCTTCAAAATGGTACTGATCCAGACAATGTAACTGGAAGACCATCATTAGATGAACCAACTTTTACAGATTTAGAACCAAAAGCAGCGGGAAATACTGGTGATGGATATATTTGGAAATATCTCTATACAATCAAACCTAGTGAAGTTATAAAATTCGATACGGTTAATTTTATACCTGTACCAAAAAACTGGGAGACTAGTTCCGAATCTTTAGCACTAAGAACAAACGCAGCATCTCCTAATAACCAACTTAAAATTATTACCATTATAAATCGTGGGGTTGGTATTGGGACTGCAAATAGAACTTATACAAATGTCCCAATTAAAGGTGATGGTGAAGGAGCAAAAGCAACTATTGTAATTAACAACGATTCTAGAGTAGAATCAATTACAGTTTCTACTGGAGGCTCGGGATATACTTATGGAACTGTTGATTTAGTTGGAGGAAATGTTCCGATTGGGGTGAATGATAATGATATACCATCTTTTAATGTAATTATTCCACCAAAAGGAGGTCACGGAGCAGACATCTATAGGGAACTTGGTGCTTATAGTGTTTTGATTTTTTCTAGGATTGAAAATGATTTAGAAAATCCAGATTTTATAACCGGAAATAAAATTGCTAGAGTTGGAATTGTAGAAAATCCTCAAGCATATGATTCTACTTCATTATTAGATATAGAAAAAGCAAGTGCTGTTTATGCGCTAAAACTTACAGGAACAGGATATGACACTGCTATATTTACTCCAAATTCAAAATTTACCCAAATTATAAGTACTGGAACAACTGCTGTTGGAAGAGTGGTTTCTTATGACCAAAATACTGGAGTATTAAAATATTGGCAAGATAAAAGTCTCGTTGGGTTTAATACTGATGGATCTCAAAATCAATTTCCAACTTATGGAATTCAATTAAATAGATTTACAAATTCTACTGGTGTTGGTGGAACAACTATTATACAAGGAACAAATCTTAACATTGACACTACTTTCACAGGTATCGCTACGGCACTAAATAATAGAACATACAATCTTGGACAATCTTTCATTGCTGGTTTAGCAAATCCCGAGGTTAAAAAATACTCAGGAAGTATTATTTACGTTGATAATAGACCTTCAATTACAAGGTCATCAAATCAAAAAGAAGATATCAAAGTCATTTTGCAATTTTAAAGAATTATGTCACAGGAAACTAATCTCAACGTCTCTCCATATTTTGATGATTTTGATGAAAATAACGACTACTATAAAGTTTTGTTTAAACCGGGATATCCTATTCAAGCAAGAGAACTAACAACTCTACAATCAATTCTTCAAAATCAAGTAGAACAATACGGAAAGCATATTTTTAAGGAGGGTTCTGTTGTAATTCCCGGACAACTGAGATATGAAACTCCACTTTATGCTGTAGAAATTGCGGACTCATTCAATGGCGCTCCAATTTCTTTATATTTTGATCAACTTTTAGGTAAAAAACTAAGAGGTTCTGTAAGTGGTGTTACTGCAGAGGTAGTTTATCTTCTTAAAAATATAGATTCTGAAAGAAGAAATTATACGTTATACTTAAAATATCTTCAAAGTGGTGGTGAAGATTTTACAAATAGAATTTTTCAAAGTGGCGAAACTCTAACATTAGAGACCTCACTTACATATGGTAACTTCGTAATCCAGGTCGGTCAGGGAGTCTGCAATACTATTACAACTAATGCAACATCAGAAGGTTCTGGCGTATCGGTAGCAGAAGGTGTTTATTTTGTTAGAGGAGTATTTGCAAGAGTATCTTCACAAACTATTCTTTTAGATCAATACTCAATTACTCCATCATATAAAGTTGGTTTTGATATTGTAGAAGAAATTATAACTTCCGATGAAGATGAAACTTTATTTGATAACGCTCAGGGATTTTCTAATTATGCTGCTCCAGGAGCAGATCGCTTTAAAATTTCGTTAGAACTTTCTAAACGAACACTTGATGACTTAGAAACTGATAATTTTGTAGAAATTTTAAGAGTTGATCAAGGAGTACCACAATTTTTTAATAAAAATTCACAGTATAATTTAATTCGTGATGAGTTAGCAAGAAGAACTTTTGATGAATCTGGTAATTATTTTATAAAACCATTTACTCTATTTGTGAGAGATAGTTTAAATGATGGAGTTTTAAATGATGGAATTTATTTTAAAGATCAACAAACAGTTCAAGGAAATAATCCATCGGAAGATTTGATGGTTTATCAGATTGGACCAGGTAAAGCATATGTGGGTGGATATGATGTAGAAACAATTTCTCCAAGACTAATTGATGTTCCAAAACCAAGAACTACAAAAACTGTATCAAATCAAGTTATTCCATACAATGCCGGAACTTTATTTGTTTTAAATAATGGTTATGGATCACCGACTTTAGGTATTGGCACAGATGCAACAGTAAGTTTGATGAATTCTCGTATTGGAGAGTCCGCAAGTGTTGCTACAGGAACAACCATTGGTCTCGCAAGAATTTATGATTTTATACCAGAAAGTGATTACGTTGATGATACGAGTCGGTTAAATTTAAGATTATTTGATATTCAAACTTATGCAATAATTGGTCTTACTACATCTTTTGGTGGCAGTGGATTATCTGTTCCTTGCTTTATTGAGGGTAAAAAAAGTAGGGCATCAGGTCACCTAAAAGAATCAGTTTCTGCTGGTTCTACAACACTAACATTATACGAAACTACTGGTGATTTTTTAGAAAATGAACAAATTATTATCAATGGTATAGATAATGGAAGACTAATTAAATCAGTAACTGATTACAATCTTTCCGACGTAAAATCAGTTTATTATAAAGTAGGAATTAATACATTTAATGCAGATTTAGTACTTTCCAACGGATCTTATATTGCAAAACCAGGAACTACATTTAGAGTAAACAATGGTGTAGTGTCTGCAGGTTTGGGTGATATATTTACAAAAATTGTAACGGTTGGTAATATAGTTTCTTATGCAAATACTACTTTTACCGGCGATCCAATTTATAATAGAGTAACTGCAGTTGGATCTGGTGGAACATCGTTTACAATTACAGGTATTACTACAGTTACTGGAATTTGCAATGGCATTCTTCCATCGGGATCTTTTGAAGTTACAAATATAATTAAAGTTACACCGTCAGTTGATTCTACAAATTCATCACTCTTAACTCTTCTTAATTCGGATAACGTATCCTCAGTCAATTTTCAGGATAATGAGGTTATTCAAAGGCGCACATACAATGTTGCATCTTTCTCCGAAAGTTCAATTTCAGTTGCAATTGATCCTTCAGATATTGATATTTTCTTTCATTCTTTTGATGAAGATAGATTTGTAATTGCTTATTCAGATGGAAGCATTGAACCATTAAGATTTGATCAATATAATATTAGTCTTGATGGTAAAACATTAACTTTTTATGGATTAACCAAATCAAGCGGAACAAATGCAATTGTTACTGCAACGGTAAGAAATATTCAACCAAGCTCAAAATCCAAAAAGTTCAATAAAGTTTCATCTTTAGTTGTATCAAATTCCAGTCTTGTAAATTCTGGAGTTGGAACCACAACTTTAAAAGATGGATTAAATTACAGCAACGTTTATGGAACAAGAGTTCAAGATAAAATTATTAGTTTAAATATTCCAGATGCAGTAAGAGTTCTTGCTGTATATGAATCCAATAATACATTAGAACCTGCATTACCAACTTTACTTATATCAGGAAATCCAAATAACAATCAAAATTTTGTAGTTGGAGAATATATTGAGGGACAAAATTCTGGTGCGGTAGCAATCATAGTTAGAAAAGTAGATATCAATAAGTTGGAGTATGTATATTTAAATACAATTCAATTCTCTGTTGGTGAACTTATTGTTGGAAATGAGTCTACAGAGGAAGCGATTGTTTCTTCGAAGACCTTAGGTGATAAAAACATTACACAAAACTTTATTTTTGATGATGGTCAGAGAGATACTTTCTATGATTATTCGAGAATTATAAGAAAAAGTAATATTCAGGAACCATCAAAAAAACTTAAAATTATATTCCAAAATTATACAATTGATTCATCAGACACTGGTGAGTTTATTACAGCAAATAGTTATAATATAAGTAATTTTAAATATGATGTTTCTTCATATGAAAATTCGAGATTAACGGATTATATTGATATAAGACCTCGTGTTGCACCTTATACTTTATCCACAAAATCTCCATTTGAGTTTTCTGCAAGAAACTTTGCTTCTGATGGACAATATTCAGAATATACATTATGTCCTGGAGAAAATTTAATTTTATCATATTCATATTATGTTGGAAGAATTGATAGGATTTTCTTGAATAGTGACGGAACATTTAGTATTGTACAAGGAAATGCCGATGAAAATCCGAGTCCTCCAATATTAAAATCAAATTGTTTAGACATTTCAACTCTTTATCTTCCACCATATGTTTATAATGTAGAAGATGTTAAAGTTGATATGTCTAGACATAAAAGATATAGAATGTCGGATATTGCACTACTTGAAGAAAGAATTCAAAGAGTTGAAGAATTTACAACACTTTCTGCACTTGAAACTAAAACCGAAAATTTTATAATTAAAGATTCTAATACTGGTCTAGATAGATTTAAATGTGGATTTTTTGTAGATAATTTTTCTTCTCATGATTACCATGATCTTCAAAACCCAAGTTTTAGATCATGTATTGATTCAACTACAAATACCTTAAGACCAGAACATTATACAACTTCAATCGACTTGCAATTGGGTTCTGAAGCAATTAGTGGTGTTGGGCAAACTTATAATCCAAATATAGACCAAAGTTATGTTACTGATTTAGGATCTCCAAATATTAGAAAAACTGGAGATTTGATCACACTTAACTACAACGAAATTCAATATGAAGAACAACCATATGCAACTAAAACTGAAAGTGTAACTCCATTTTTGGTAAGATATTGGGAGGGTTCAATTACTCTTAATCCACCTATTGATAGTTGGATTGAAGAAAGAAATATAACAACAACGTCATATAATGAAATAAAAGAAATAACCAAAAGAGATGATCAAAATATTATAACTGTTAATAATGTTGCAATAAATCGACCAATAAATGTAATCCCACCAATAGTACAATCAGGAATTCCTGCATCAAATTTTATCAACAATCCAGGAACATTAAACTTGAGATTTGCTTTAGGTATTTCTGGAACACCTACGAGTCTTGTAACCCGTAGGAGTGTTCCAGGAAATGCTATAGGGCCACTAACACAACTTTTAAGTCCAGGAAGAACTGGTCTTGTTATTAACCGACAAACTGGAACAATAGGAATTCGCGGCCGAAGAGTTTCTATTTTACTGCCATCACCATCTGCTCCCAGACAATTCATTGTTGCGGTCGGTAATGTGAGACCTACTACATCAACTGGTGGTGGTGGACCTAGTACACCAGGATCTACTGGAGGAGGTACTTCAACACCGTCAGGTTCGAACATAACTACCACTATAGTTCCAGAAGAAATTATAACCGCAGATACTAGATCTGAATCAGTTTCTAATTACACTGAAGAAATACGATATTTAAGAAGTAGAAATATTGAATTTGATGCAAAAAGTTTAAGACCCCTAACAAAATTTTATAGTTTTTTTGAGGGAATTGATGTTAAAAATTATATTATTCCAAAATTACTTGAAATTGAAATGATTTCTGGTAAATTTGAGATTGGTGAGGATGTAGAAACTGATCCACATTTTACACAACAAAAAATTATATTTAAACTTTGTAAACCTAATCATAGAACAGGACCTTCCGATGGTTCAAATCCACCATCAATTACAAATCCATCACCAGTAGTCGATTTTACCACTGGACAATTGATACCACAAAATACAAATTTACTACCAAAACCAGATATTTTTAAATTTAATCCATATACTCAACAAACAATACCAGAACAATACAGTGAATCTTCAACTTTCCTTAATATTGATACAAGATCACTTGAACTTATTACTGAGACCAAATATTATGGGATGATAGCACAAAATATGGTTCTGAGGGGAAAAACTTCTGGCGCAGTAGCAAAAATTTCAAATATTCGTTTAATTTCAGACAATTCTGGACGACTAATAGGATCTTTATATATTCCAGATTCCAGTATTCCAAATAATCCTAAATGGATTAATGGGGAAAATACATTTACTTTGATTGATACACCAAAATTAGACAATTTAAATAATTTTTATCAGGAATTTATATCAAATACTAGAGTCAACGAAAGTTCTGGAGAAGCAGAGTTTGCATCTCTTGGAAAATCTAACATTACAGAAACTAACATATTAACTACTAGAAATATAAAAATATTAACTAGTTATAAAATTAATGTGACTAATAGAGTTCCATCTCCACCGCCACAACCCCCGGTTTCACGACCAAGACCAATCACAAATCAGCAGCGGCCACAGCGGCGTGATCCTTTAGGTCAGTCATTTGCAGTCTCTGATGATACTGGAATATTTTTAACTTCAGTTGAAGTTTTCTTTGAGACCAAAGATGAAGAGATTCCAGTAACTATACAAATCAGACCAATGATTGCAGGTGTTCCAAGTAATATAATAATTCCATTTTCCGAAGTAACATTATCTCCCGATGAAGTTAACCTATCAATAAATGGATCAGTCCCTACGAAATTTACTTTTCCTTCTCCTATTTATTTGTCTGGACCTCAACAACTAGAAGTACGACAAGCTTTTATAAGTAATGATCAATCTTCAGAATATGCAATTGTTCTTCTATCAAATAGTCCACAATATAGAGTATTTGTTGCTGAACTTGGAAAAAATGACATTCAGACTAATGTAAGATTATCTGCACAACCAACATTGGGAAGTCTGTTTAAGTCTCAAAATGGTTCAACTTGGTCTCCTGCACAATTAGAGGACCTCAAATATAAACTTTACAGGGCAAATTTTGTTAATGATGGTCTTGTAAGATTCTTCAATTCAAAACTTGATGTAGGAAATCAAAAAGTAACCGTAACTGGTTCAAATCAAATTTTACCACTCTCAAAACGTATTATTGTTGGATTAGGATCTACTGGTTATGACCAAAATAATGTTGTTCCTGGAGTAACCTTAATTCAGGGATCTGCAACTGGTAAATTAATAGGAATTGCTGGAAGTATCAAATCTGATATTGGTTTAGGTGTTACAGTTTCCAACGCTGGATTTGGATATACTGCAGGTACTTTCTCTAATATTTCCTTGGAAACCGAAACTGGAAGTGGTATTGGTGCTGTTGCAATAATTGGTGTTACTGCTGCTGGAATTTCTACTGTTACTATCACTGATGGTGGATTTGGTTATCAAGTTGGCGATTCATTACTTATCCCAGAAACTGGAATGGGTCAAAATGTTGGTTTTGGTGGAAAACTAACTGTAGTAAGTATTGCATCAAATAATACTTTTATTATTGATAACGTTCAAGGTCAATTCTCTGCAGGTATTACAACTCTTAGTTATATTGCAGGAACTGGTACAACAACAGTAACTGGTGTAGGGGTCACTATTAACACAATCTCTCCAGATTCTTATTATGATGGTCTTCATATGAAAATTCTTCATACGAATCACGGAATGCACTCTTCAGAAAACTATGTGCGAATTAGTTCTTTCAGACCAATACAATCTGAAATAAATTCAACATTATCTCAATCAATTACTGCAGTACAAACAGTTATTCCTGTTACTTCATCAATTGGTTTTGAAACTTTTGAAGGTGTTACAGTTAGTACCAGTAATCCAGGATATGTAATTATTGGAAATGAAGTCATTTCTTATACTACACCTACAGGAACAACACTTCCAGTTATTGCAAGAGGAATTGATGGAACTCAAGCACAATCATATGATGCAAGTGTTCCAGTATATAAGTATGAATTTAATGGAATCTCACTAAGGAGAATTAATAAAGTCCATAATTTTTCTGAGGTTTCACCAAATCATTTAACGGAACTGAATTCATACTTTATAAAAATTGACACTTCAGATGCAGATTTTAATAATGCTGGAATAGGATCAGATCGCACAAATGACCTTTATTTTAAAGAAACTACACAAACCGGATCACCAGGTATAATTTTTACAAATAACATTCAATTTGAAGCAATTACGCCAAACGTTTCTTATATTCTTCCTGGAAAAACAAATCTTGAATGTAGGATTAGAACATTTACTGGAACAAGTATAGGTGGACGTGAAAAATCATTTGTTGATGACGGATTTACATCCATCTCTTTAGATGAAACTACTTATTTTGATACTCCAAAACTTATTTGCTCAGATATTAATGAGCAAAAGTTTATTACAGAATCTCCAGGAAGTAAATCATTTACAATGGAATTCTTGATGTCTACTGAAGATTCAAGAGTATCTCCAGTAATTGATACAATTCGGGTTAATGCTGTTACAACATCAAATCTTATCAATAATCCTTATGGAGTCAATGAAAACTCCGATTATGCAAATGATGATACAATAAGAAGTTTATTCAATGACAAACATGCAGTAATTTATATCTCAAAACCAGTAAGACTTAAGATTCCCGCAAACTCAATTAAAGTACTACTCACGGCAAGTCATAATGACACTAATGATGTTCGCGTTCTTTATCAACTCTTTAGAGATGATACACCACAAGCATCACAAAATTATGAATTGTTCCCAGGTTCATCAAACTATCAAGTTGATGGCCAAGGAATCAAGAGAGTTATAGATTCTTCATTAAACGATGGATCTGCGGATACCTTTGTAAGACAAACTTCAGATTCTTCATTCCGAGACTATGAATATAGTGTAGATGATCTTCCTGATTTTAATTCTTTTGCAATTAAGATTGTAATGGCAGGATCTAATCAAGCAACTCCTCCACTTATTCGACAATTGCGAGCAATTGCTACCATTAAACCTAGAATTTAATTATGGACTATATTAAAGTAAAAGATAAGGATCATCTAGCAAGAGATATAAATTCAAATGGGATAGTTAATTTTGATGTGGATGGATACAACCAATATGCAGAAAACTATAAGAGAGTATATAATGAATCAAAAAGAATTAATACACTTGAAAATGATATGAACAATATTAAAAGTGATTTGAATGAAATTAAAGATCTATTGAGGAATTTTGTAAATGAATCCAAATAGTATAACACTTGAAAGTATTAGCAAATTGTTTGAATATGAAAAAATATCAAGAGATATAGATAGTATAGATGATATTGAAATTATTAAGAATTTTGCAAAATTATACGCTAAATTATATTTAAAACAGCAAGAAGTTGTATCTAAACTCTAATGGCACAACCATCAACAAGACAAGAATTAATTGACTATTGTTTGAGAAAACTTGGTGCTCCAGTACTTGAAATTAATGTAGCGGAAGAGCAAGTAGAAGATCTTGTTGATGACGCTATCCAATTATTTAATGAGAGACATTTTGATGGAGTTTATCATACATATTTAAAATATGAAATTACTCAACAAGATATTGATAGAGGAAGAGCAAAAGGAATATCTGGAGTAGGAGTCGCTTCAACATCAGTAACTACAAATATAGTTGGCACAGCAACAACATTCAATTATTATGAAAATAGTAATTATTTGCAGGTTCCCTCTCACGTTGTGGGAGTAAACAAAGTATTTCAATTTGAGGGATCTAATTCTATTGCAAGTGGTATGTTTAGTATTAAATATCAATTATTCTTAAATGATATTTACTACTGGGGGTCTACTGAATTATTAACTTATAGTATGGTTAAAACTTATTTGGAAGACATTAATTTTCTTTTAACCACACAAAAGCAAATTAGATTCAATAAGAGACAAGATAGATTGTATATGGATATTGATTGGAGTTCTTTAACTGTTGGTCAGTATTTAGTTATAGATTGTTACCGAATGATGGATCCAAATGATTATTCTAAAGTTTGGAATGATTCATTTTTGAAACCATATTTAACATCATTGATTAAACGTCAATGGGGACAAAATTTAATTAAATTCCAAGGAGTTAAACTTCCAGGTGGAATTGAATTAAATGGGAGACAACTTTATGATGATGCTCAGAGAGAGATAGAGGCAATAATTGAAAAAATGTCTTCAACATATGAACTTCCACCATATGATATGATTGGTTAAAATATATGCTAAATCCATTTTTTCTTCAAGGGTCAAAAACGGAACAAGGACTTGTTCAAGATCTTATCAATGAGCAATTAAAAATTTATGGAATTGATGTCTATTATTTACCTCGTCAATATATAACAGAAAAAACTGTTATAAAAGAAGTGATTCAATCAGAATTTAATTATGCTTATCCAATAGAAGCATATATTGATTCTTATGAGGGATATGGTGGGCAAGGAACTATACTATCAAAATTCGGAATTCAAGAATTAGATGATTTAAACTTAATTATATCAAGAGAAAGATATGATACTTATATTCGTGAATTGATTAAAGATTTGCCTGATGTGAAATTATCGTCTAGACCCAAAGAAGGTGACTTAATTTATTTTCCATTGGGTAATCGTATATTTGAAATTAAATACGTTGAGCACGAAAAACCTTTTTATCAATTGAAAAAAAATTATGTTTATGAATTGAGATGCGAACTCTTCAGATATGAAGATGAAGTAATTAATACTGGTATAGAATTTATAGATAATCCAGATAGTGGTGGATCTGATGGTGATGGTACTGGAGATGATGTAACTGATCGTGAGCAATTTGCATCCACTCAAAAATTACAGTTGATTGGAATTGGGTCTACGGCATCAGCAATTGCATCTATTGTGAATGGTGGTGTTAGATTTATAACTATTACTGATAGAGGATCTGGGTATAGTAGTCCTCCAGTAGTTGCTTTTTCTTCTGCCCCATTCGGCGGAGGAACTGCTGTAGGAATTGCAACAATGATTAGTGGAATTGTTGATCTATGTGAACCGAATAAAACTTTATTAAGAATTCAAGGAGTTCAATTAACAAATCCTGGATATGGGTATACTGTAGCACCAAGAGTTAATTTTATTGGTGGTGGCGGAAACGGCGCAATAGCAACAGCAACAATTGGAAACGGTATTGTTGGTGTAATTACAGTAACTAGTGGTGGTTCAGGGTACTCATATTCTCCCTCCGTTACATTTGTGGGTATTGCTTCAACTTCAGCACAAGCATCTACAATAATAAGTGAGTCTGGATCAGTAACTCAAATTAGGATAATAAATGCTGGACTTGGTTATACACAAGCACCTCAAATACAGATATCACCACCAAATATAATAGTTGGATTTGGAACATATCAATATAATGAAATTGTTTCTGGTAACATTAGTGGAGTTACTGCAAGAGTTAAGTCTTGGAATGTACCAACAAAAATTTTAGAAGTTTCTAATCTTTCAGGAACATTTTCATCTGGAGAAATTTTAGTTGGACAAACTTCTGGTGCTTCTTATAGTTTGCAAAGAAAAAGTACGAGTGGTGTAGATAATCCAGCAACTAATCCAAATAATAGATTTGGCCAGAACGACACAATTCAAGATGAAGCAGATGATGTTTTAGATTTTAGTGAAATTAATCCATTTGGAACTCCTTGACTTGTTAAATAGTTTATAATTAGGTTAAAAAAATGTTTGATTATTTTTATCACGAGATATTTCGAAAAACTGTTATAGGTTTCGGATCGTTGTTTAACAGTATTTCTATTAAACATACCAATTCTGCGGGGCAAGTTGTATCAGTCATTAATGTTCCCCTTGCATATGGACCAATTCAAAAATTCTTAGCAAGAGTTGAACAGCAACCAAATTTAAATTCGCCAGTTCAAATTACATTGCCAAGAATGTCTTTTGAATTTACTGGTTTATCATACGACTCAACAAGAAAATTAACTACGACTCAAACATTTTTAGCAAAAACAAAAACAGATCCTACTGACATAAGAAAAACATATATGCCAGTTCCATATAATATGGATTTTGATCTGAGTATTATGACTAAATTAAATGATGATATGTTGCAAATAGTTGAGCAAATATTACCGTATTTTCAACCAGCATACACTTTAACTGTAAACTTAATAGATTCTATTGGAGAAAAAAGAGACATTCCTATCATCTTAAATAATGTTTCTATGCAAGATGATTATGAAGGTGAGTATACTACTAGAAGAGCATTAATTTATACCTTAAAGTTTACTGCAAAGGTTTATCTTTTTGGACCAGTATCTACTGGAGCAGACAAAGATATTATCAAAAAGGTTTCTCTTGGATTTATTTCTGGAGATACACGTTCTACATCTAGAGATCTTACTTATACTTCTACTCCCGTAGCAACAAAAAATTACACTGGAGATATTACAACTTATATTACTAATGATTTAGAATTAGATTCAAATATTATTGAAGTAAATGATGCATCGGATATATTATTAGATTCACACTTTACAATAAATAATGAAACTCTTCAAGTTCAAAGTAAAAATGGAAACACTCTTACTGTAATTAGAGGGTCATATGGAACTCCAATATCAATTCACGTATCTGGTGCTGAGGTTAAATTAATTAGAGCATCAGATAATGATCTAATCGAATTTGGTGATAACTTTGGATTTACTGGAGAATTTAGTTGAGTGAATTATGCCTAAAAAATTTGATAAATTAGATGAAGTCTTCAATGTTACTGGGGAGATTGTTCCCCAAGAACTTGAACCTAAACTATTAAAAAATGTTCCTTTAGAAGATACGATTGACACTAAAAGTATTTTAAGTGACATAAAAAAGGACTACGAATACGCTCGTGGCAATATGTACTCTATTATTGAAAAAGGACAAGAAGCATTAAATGGTATTTTAGAATTAGCACAGGAAACTGAGTCTCCGAGAGCGTATGAAGTTGTTGGACAACTAATTAAAAATGTTTCGGATTCTACCGAGAAATTGATTGAATTACAAAAAAAACTAAGAGATTTGGAAGAAGTAAAAACTTCAAGTGGACCTACAAATGTAACTAATGCCCTCTTTTTTGGATCAACTACGGAGTTATCAAAAATATTAAAGGGTAGATTAAATAACCAAGATAATAAATAGAAATAAAATGCTATCACAAGCAGTAATTGAATTAGAAAATAAGTTATTAGAGTTATCTAATGTTTCATATGATTCGATAGATTCTCTTATGAGAAAAATTATGAAATCTTATGATATTACTGCTGAAGAACTTCATAATGCTTTTAAATCTAAAAACAAAAAAACACCAGACAATTGGGTTAAAGAAAAAATGAAAAAACTTCAAGAAGACCATAAAGAAATTGCATCTGGTAAAAAGCAAGATGATGAAGGATATATGGCAAGAAATGAATTAGATTCAATTGAAAGAGCAATTAAAAATCTACGTCAAAGTATAAAGTCCGGAAATCAGCAACTTCCTGCCTGGGTTCAATCCAAAATTACTAAGGCTGCTGATTATATTGATACTGCCGCTGAGTATCTTGAAAGTGATGAATCTGTTGATGAAGGTATTAATTTAGATAGTTTAAACATAGATCCAAAAGTAATTAGAGCGAGTGCAAAATCTCAAAAAATAAGAAATCTTTCACAAAAAGGATCTACTACTGGTGAACGGGAAGCAGCGCAAGGTAAAAGAAGTGGTCCAAGTATTCCTTTAGTTAAACCTGGAGATACTAGTATAAGAAATATTAATGCTGAATACAAACCATCCTTAGTAGAAAAAATTCTTGGTGAAGAGAAGTGTGGAAAGGGAATGTACTGGTGCAATACTGATGAAGTGTGTAAACCACTTCCAAAAGGAATGAAAGTTTCGGGACAAAAAATAAAACCAACTGAAGTAGGTATTGGTAAACCGGTTGCTGAGGGTTCTTGCACCCACACTAAAAAAGGAAAGTCTTGTCCTATTCATGGAACAGATCAATGCCCAATGAGTGAAGAGAAAGACCCTAAAGGACCAGTGAAATCTTACAAATCTCCAGAAGAACTTGCTAAAAAGCATGGAATATCAGTAGAAGAAATTAAAAAGCAATTAGAAATTGGAACTAAGGTTGAATTTGAACATACCACCAGTAAGAGTTCAGCAAGAATTACTGCACTTCAACATTTGGATGAAAAACCAGATTATTATACAAAATTGAAAAAAATGGAGACTCAAAAAGAAAGCAATACAGTAAGAGATGCAAATGGAAACGTATATGCGGAATTTATTGACATAATTAAATCTGGAAGTATTAAAGAAGAAAATCCTTGCTGGAAAGGATACAAGCAAGTTGGAACAAAAAAGAAAGGTGGAAAAGAAGTACCTAATTGTGTTTCGGTCAAAGAAGAGAATATAGATGAGGCAGTAAGACTTCAAGCACAAACTGGAAACAATATTTTTGTTACATTATCTTGGAGAGGAAAATACTATACTATGCAATTATTCTTCCCCCAATCTAAAATTCCAAGCAGAATAGAAGTTTCTGATGAAATGCAAAAAATTTATCCAGGTTCTAAAGTAGTTACTTATCGAGTTGCCGATTTTAAACCCGGAGAACCTATAATTTATGCATATAGAGGTGGTGATGGGGGAAAGTTAGGACCTAATAGAAATTATGTAAAACCCATGGGTGAACAAAAAGAAATAGAACCTCCGAGAGAAAGGGTTGGTGCTTTAACTGACATTAATATTCCTCAATCTGAACGTGAATCCGCAAGGCAAAGAACACTTGCTAAAGCAGCAGCAAAGAGAAAAGAACGTGAAATGAAAGAAGAGGTTGAAATATTAGAGGGAAAAAAGTCTGAGATGCCATGCAACAAACCAAAAGCACAAGCAGTTGGAGATTCTGAGACTGGAAAATCTCACGTAGTCAAAGCGTGTTCTAACGGTCAAGAAAAACTTATTCGTTTTGGTCAACGAGGAGTAAAAGGTTCCCCAAAGAAAAAAGGGGAATCTAAGGAATATGCAAGCAGAAGGAATAGATTTCAAACTAGACACGCAAAAAATATAGCAAAAGGAAAAATGTCTGCTGCCTGGTGGTCTAACAAAATAAAATGGTAGTGTAATTAAATTATGTCTGAAGAACACTATCTTGGTAATCCACTTCTTAAGAAAGCAAATACCAAAATTGAATTTACAGAAGATCAAGTACTTGAGTGGATTAAGTGTGCTGAAGATCCAGTATACTTCGCTAAAAAATATATAAAAATAACTACACTTGATTATGGATTATCTGATTTTGATATGTATCCATTTCAAGAAGAAATGGTGGATACCTTTCATAAAAATAGATTTACTATATGTAAGTTACCTAGGCAGTCAGGAAAAAGCACAGTTGTAGTTTCATATCTTCTTCATTATGCAATCTTTAATGATAATACTAATATTGCAATTCTTGCAAACAAAGCAAACACCGCCAGAGACCTTCTGACGCGCCTTCAAACTGGTTATGAGAATTTGCCCAAGTGGTTACAACAAGGCGTCTTGTCGTGGAACAAGGGGTCCTTAGAACTTGAGAATAAGTCCAGGATAACGGCCGCATCTACTTCAGCATCTTCTATTCGTGGTGGAACTTATAATATTATTTTTCTGGACGAATTTGCGTTTGTTCCAAATACAGTCGCAGATAATTTCTTTAGTTCAGTTTATCCTGTAATTACGTCAGGCAAATCTTCTAAGGTTATTGTCGTAAGCACTCCATACGGTATGAATCATTTCTACCGTCTCTGGGATGACGCACAAAAGAGTAGAAATGATTATATTCCAATTGAAGTTCATTGGACTGATGTACCGGGAAGAGATGAAGAGTTTAAAAGATTAACTATTTCAAATACATCAGAATCCCAATGGAGACAAGAATTTGAATGTTTATTCTTAGGTTCATCAGATACCCTTATATCTGGACCAATATTAAATAGATTGGTATTTGATACTCCAAAGACTTCAAGTGCTGGTTTAGATGTTTATGAAGACCCTCAGGAAGATCATACATACGTTGTTACGGTGGATGTTGCTCGTGGAGTAGAAAAAGATTATTCGGCTTTCGTAGTAATTGATGTATCACAATTTCCACACAAAGTTGTAGGAAAGTATAGAAATAATAAAATAAGACCAATATTATTTCCTCAAATTATAAAAGAAGTTGCACTTTCTTACAATAAAGCATATGTTCTATGTGAAGTAAATGATGTTGGAGATCAGGTAGCCGCAGGTCTTCATTACGACTTAGAATATTCAAATCTTCTTATGAGTTCTATGAGAGGTAGAGCAGGGCAAATATTGGGTCAAGGTTTTTCTGGGAAAAAAGTTCAACTTGGCGTAAAAATGTCAAAAACAACTAAAAAAGTTGGTTGTTTGAATTTAAAAACTCTCATAGAAGATAATAAATTGACTTTTACCGATTTTGAAATTATCAATGAATTAACTACGTTTGTTCAAAAAGCAAATTCATTTGAAGCAGAAGATGGAAGAAATGATGATCTTGTAATGTGTTTGGTAATGTATTCTTGGTTAATTCTTCAAGATTATTTCAAAGAACTTACCGATCAAGATATTAGAAAACGAATCTATGAAGAACAAAAGAATCAAGTAGAGCAAGATATGTCTCCTTTCGGATTTATTGTTGATGGAGTGAATAATGAGGACACATTTGTAGATAAAGATGGAGATAGATGGTTCACTGACGAATATGGCGACAAGCAATCGGAATTTTCTTATATGTGGAATTCTTGGTAATGAATTTAGATAATCATTTAAGTTTTGAGCACTTATTTTTGTATGAAAGAAAATGTAAAAATTGTAATCAGACTAAAAATTTAATTGATGAATTTTATAGAACTAGAAAAGATAGAGGTCATGTTGCATCTTCATATTCATATGAGTGTAAAGAATGCACCAAAAAACGAGTTATTATCTCAAGAAAGAATGTAATAATAGAAGTAAAATGGGAATATCCTGACTGGTAAAGTGTTCACGCAGTAATTCCCCCATGAAAAATAATATTTTAATAAATATTTTTAGTTAACTGAGACTTAGGAGAAAATTAAATGGCGACTCCTCAATTATCTCCGGGTGTTCTGATCCGCGAGGTTGATCTAACTGTAGGGAGAGCTGATAATGTTTTAGATAATATTGGAGCAATTGCAGGACCTTTTGCAATTGGACCAGTGAACGAACCAATTGACATTACTACAGAGAATCAACTTATTAACGTATTTGGAAAGCCCTCATCAACAGATGCACAGTATGAGTACTGGATGAGTGCTTCATCATTCCTTTCATATGGTGGCGTTCTTAAGGTTATTAGGGTAGATGGGCAACTAGTAAATGCTAATGCGATTAGAAATACTTCAGGTGTCTCTACTGCAGGAGAACCCACATTAAAGATCAAAAACTTTGATGACTATGAAGCAAATTATGCGGATGATATTGCTAATTATATCTTTGCCGCAAAGAATCCAGGTTCTTGGGCAAATGATCTTAAAGTTTGCGTAATTGATGATAAGGCAGATCAAATTATTGGTATCAATACAACTAGTTTATCGGGTATTGGTGCTACAGTTGGTGTTGGTGTTACTATTCCTTTAACAAATGTAACTATATCTGAATCGGGAACAACCTCAACATTTAATGGATATTTAAAGGGAATTATTACTGGAATCAATACAACTAGTTCTGGACCTAATCCAAGTACAATTGATGTAAAAATAACCTCTAGAGTATCTGCAGCATCAACACGTTACGATACAGTTACCACAAGATCATTGAGCATTACTGGTACTGCATCAACAACAATACTGTATGTGGATGGTAGCAATCTAACACAGTCAATTACAACCAGCAATTTGGTTTCAATTGTAGGTGTTGCGACATATGCCGCAATTACAGGTGTTGCTTCTACTTTCATAACACTTAGTACGGGTATTGGCGCTACTGTAGTCGCAGGAACTTCAATCCAATTTTCCAATTCAGTTTCTGTAGCATCGACAGAAACCCCGATCACATACGCACAAAGAAATCAAGGAAGATCAATCCTAACTGGAAACTTATTATCTTTTAATAATATAGTTGGAACATATTCTGTTGCAACGGTAAAAGATTGGTATGATGAACAAACATTAGATCTTAATAATTCTTCAATTTATTGGAATTCACTTGCACCAAAACCAGGAACCTCTCAGCATTCTGTTGAAAGAAACGCTAAGAGTGATGAAATTCATGTAGTAATTGTTGATGATACTGGTTCCGTGACTGGAATTCAAGGAAATCTCCTTGAGAAGCATATTGGACTATCAAAAGCATCCGATGCAATTTCTTCAGTAAATTCTCCACAAAAAACTTGGTGGAAAAATTATCTGGCAGTTTACTCTAATTATGTTTATGTTGGAGATAATCCTTCTGACAATACCAAACCAGGTGAACCAACTGTTCAAACGGGATTTAATGGTCTAGGATCATTTGTCGCATTAACTACCACACAGGGATCTTGGAACGTTGATGCTCAGGATAAAACTTTTAGTGCCCTTGGAAATGTAACATATAACTTATCTGGTGGTAAAGATTACAATAGTTCAACCGGCGGAATGCAAGCATCTCTCGGTGATCTTATTACTGCATACAATTTATTCTCAAATAGAGATGAAATTGCGGTTGATTATCTAATTATGGGACCTGGTTTAGGAAACATCAACGAATCCCAAGGGAAGGCAAATAGTATAGTTTCTATTGCAAATCAAAGAAAAGATTGTATTGCAGTAATTTCTCCTCATCGCGGATCTGTTGTAGACATTACAAATTCTGATACCCAAACTGATAATATCATTGAATTCTTCAATGGTGTTGCTATATCCTCTTCTTATGCAGTATTTGATAGTGGATATAAGTATACCTACGATAGATTTAATAATAAGTTCCGTTATATCCCCTGTAACGCCGATGTTGCTGGATTAATGGTTCGAACTAGTATTTTTGCATACCCTTGGTTCTCACCTGCAGGACAGCAAAGAGGAATCTTAAACAATGCAATTAAACTTGCTTATAACCCAAATAAAGCACAAAGAGATCAACTTTATCCACTAAGAATCAATTCCATTATCAATCAACCTGGTATTGGTATTCTTCTTTACGGAGATAAGACTGCTCTTGGATATGCATCTGCTTTTGATAGAATTAATGTTCGTCGTCTCTTCCTTACAGTTGAGCAAGCACTTGAAAGAACTGCTCAGGCACAACTCTTTGAGTTAAACGACGAAATTACAAGAGCAAACTTCGTAAACATTGTTGAACCTTATCTTCGTGATGTTCAGGCAAAGAGAGGTCTTTATGGATTCCTTGTAAAATGCGATGAATCTAATAACACTCCAGATGTGATTGATAACAATGAATTTAGAGCTGATATTTTCTTAAAACCAGCAAAATCAATTAACTATGTAACATTGACCTTTGTTGCAACCAGAACTGGCGTTTCTTTTGAAGAAGTCGCTGGAACTGTTTGATCATATAAATTAATTACAACAGGAGGAATTAAAAATGGCTACTATCAAGGGTCTCTCTCAGTTTAAATCCAAGTTAATCGGCGGTGGTGCCCGCCCTAATCTTTTTGAAGTTACTATTCCCAGTTTTCCTGGTGGTGTAAATTTAGGTGTTCAGGGTGATGGTGCTGGTACATTTGATGCAGAAAACTTTACCTTTCTATGTAAAGCAGCCGCACTTCCAGCATCTATTATTGCTCCAATTGATGTTCCTTTTAGAGGTCGTATTCTAAAAGTTGCTGGCGATAGGACATTTGATTCTTGGACGGTTACTATTATTAACGATGAAAACTTCTCACATAGAAGAGCATTTGAGTCTTGGATGCAGAACATTGGTCAGTACTCTGATCATAGTGGTCTAACCGAACCAAATTCTTATATGACCGATGCTCAGGTTGTTCAACTTGGTAGAGCATTAGTTAATAGAGAGACTGGAACTGGAACTGGCGGTAATGCTAATGTTCTTGCTCAATATAAGTTTAAGGATATTTTCCCAACTAATATTTCACAAATTGATCTCTCTTATGAGACTTCAGATACTATTGAAGAATTCACAGTAGAATTCCAAGTACAGTTCTGGTATCCAGAAACTCCTGGATCTAACTCTGCTCAGGGTTGATAAATAGTATTATCAAGTTAAACCTTAATTATGACAAAATTATTTGGATTTTCAATTGAGGACACTCAAACTCAATCACCCACAGTAGTATCCCCCGTCGCTCCTAACAACGAGGACGGGGTTGATCATTATTTGACTAGTGGGTTTTTTGGTTCATATGTAGACATAGAAGGTGTCTACAGAAATGAATTTGAAATGATAAAAAGATATCGTGAGATGGCACTTCATCCGGAAGTTGATAGTGCTATTGAAGATATCGTAAATGAAGCAATCGTATCAGACACTAATGATTCTCCAATAAAAATTGAATTATCCAATTTAAATGCAAGTGATGGAATAAAAGAAAAAATAAGAGAAGAATTTAAATATCTTCTTGAATTATTGGATTTTGACAAAAAATCTCACGAAATTTATAGGAATTGGTATATTGATGGTAGACTCTATTATCATAAAGTTATAGATTTAAAAAAACCTCAAGAAGGAATACAAGAACTTCGGTATATTGACGCAATGAAAATGCGTTATGTACGGCAACAAAAAAAGAAACCAAACGATAATTCAAATTACGCGAAAAGTAATGTTGAAAATCCAATGGATTATGATTTTCCTGAGATTGAAGAATATTTCATATACAATCCAAAATCTTCCTATCCCGTTGGTGCAATGGGAGGACAACCAACTTCTTCACCAACACAAAATGCGGGAGTAAAGATCGCAAGAGACTCAGTTTCATATTGCACTTCTGGGTTGGTAGATAGAAATAAAGGAACTTGTCTATCTTACCTACATAAAGCAATAAAATCTCTCAATCAACTTCGGATGATTGAAGATTCTTTGGTAATTTATCGTATATCAAGAGCACCAGAACGTAGAATTTTCTATATTGATGTGGGTAATTTACCTAAAGTAAAAGCAGAACAATATCTCCGTGATGTTATGATGCGATATCGTAATAAACTTGTATATGATGCAAATACCGGTGAAATACGTGATGATAAGAAATTTATGAGTATGATGGAAGATTTTTGGTTGCCACGTAGAGAAGGTGGACGTGGAACTGAAATCACTACACTTCCGGGCGGACAAAATCTTGGAGAAATTACTGATATTAAGTATTTTCAAGAAAAACTCTACCGTTCACTAAATGTTCCGCCAACAAGAATAGGTGGAGAAGGTGGGTTTAATCTTGGACGTTCATCTGAAATTTTAAGAGATGAATTAAAATTTACAAAATTTGTTGGGAGATTGAGAAAAAGATTTTCTAATATGTTCAGTGATATGCTGAGAACTCAATTAATTCTTAAAAATATAATTACTCCAGATGACTGGAAAATTATGAGAGAGCATATTCAATATGATTTCTTATACGATAATCATTTCTCTGAGTTGAAAGAAGCAGAATTAATGACTGAAAGATTGAATATGGCAGCAACAGCAGAACCTTATATTGGTAAATACTATTCACAAGATTATGTAAGAAGGAAAATTCTTCGTCAAACTGATGAAGAAATTGTGGAACAAGATATTTTAATTAAAAAAGAAATAGAAAGTGGTATTATTCCCGATCCAAATGCCCCAATTGATCCAAATACGGGAATGCCTATGGTGACAGGTGATTCTAGTAATGGATCATCTGGACAAGTTCCTATGGATCCGGGAATAGATGAAAAGAGTATGGAACCCCCAACAGAAAAAGGAATCTAAATAAAGTATAGTTAATTATTTTTTAAAACTATGGATGAATTAATGGATATGATTCTGACAGATGAATCGCCGTCACAAATTAGTGATAAAATTAAAGATATTTTATTTGCTAAGTCTACAGAAAAAATAGATTCTTTTAGACCAGCAGTTGCTGCGTCATTATTTGATGGTGATGAAGGGGAATGAATTTTGTTGGAGTTATAATCTAACTTAACTGAACAATAAATATATAATATAAAACATTGTAAAATAATGCAAAGAACTAAAATAATTGGAACTGCAGTTCAAACCCAAACAAGTGCTGGATCCGCTACGAGCATTAGTGCTTCAACTTGCGTTCGTTTATTTAATAATACTGCTGGCGTTTCAACTGTAAGTATATCAACTTCAGTTGGGGCGGCAACTACCTTGTCATTTGCTATGCCCACAAATTCTGTTGAATTTATAGAAAAACTCCCAACAGATGTAATTTTTACATCTGTTGCTATTCAAGCAAACCAAGTAGGATTTACTAATTAAGGCAATGAAACTAATCACCGAAGAAATAGAAAAAGTTGAAGTTATTACCGAAGGAACTGGTAGTAATAAAAGACTTTATATAACAGGACCTTTCTTACAATCAGAATGTGTAAATAGAAATGGTAGAATGTATCCTTTTTCTATTATGGAAAGGGAAGTAAAGCGTTATAATGAAAACTATATTCAAAAAGGTCGTGCTCTTGGGGAATTGGGACATCCAGAAGGACCTACTGTAAATTTAGATCGGGTTTCTCATAAAATTGTTTGTCTTGAGCAAAAAGGCAACACTTGGATTGGGAAAGCACAAATTTTATCAACTCCTATGGGTAAAATTGCCGAATCACTTCTTGGTGATGGCGTTTGTCTTGGAGTTTCCTCTCGTGGTATTGGATCACTAAGAGAGAACAATAAAGGTTACAAAGAAGTTGGTGAGGATTTTATGCTTGCCACCGCTGCTGACATTGTTGCAGACCCTTCTGCACCTGATGCTTTCGTCTCAGGAATTATGGAAGGTGTTGAGTGGATTTGGAATAATGGTGTTCTTGAGCAAAAAGTTTCAAGAATACATAAAAGAATTAATACTTTAGTAGATTCTAAACAACTAGAAGAGAACAAATTAAATTTATTCAATGACTTCTTAAATTCATTGTAATTTCTTAAATTATAAATAAATATAGTTATTAACAAAGGTTAAAACGGAGAGTTCAAATGTCTCGTGGTAAAAACTTACAGGAAATGGAATCAGGCACAAAGAAATCCACAACTGCCGTAAATGCTAACGCAAAAGCAGGGGATGCAATGCCTAAACTTGCGTCTGGTGCAGTTGCTGGTCAAACTGGTAGTTGGGAAGATTTAGGTGGACCTACTCCAGATAATTATACATCGGATGAGAATGGTCCAGCAAAACTTAAGGATGCTGGTTCCGGCCTTAAGCAAGTTAAGGATGTAGTAAATAAAGGCGCAAAGTCTGCCGATCCTATGAAGGGTCTTAAGAAATCTGATGCCGTAAAGGAAGAAGAAGAATTGGGAGATGAAGATCTTATTTCAGAAGAAGATTCTGAAGATGAAGATCTAATCTCCGAGGAAGATGAAGATGAAGATGAAAAAGAAGATAAAGGTAAGAAAAAGTCCAAGAAAGATGATGAGGACGAAGAGGATGATGATGAAGATGAAATGAAGGAGGAGTTTGATATTGAAGAAGATGTCAATGCTCTACTTCATGGAGAAGATCTCTCAGAAGAATTCCAAGAAAAAGCAAGGATGATTTTTGAATCTGCTCTTCGTTCAAAAGTTAATGAAATACGTGAGTCACTTGAAGTTCAATATGAAGAGAAACTCATAGAAGAAGTTCTAGTAATCAAAGAAGAACTAGAAGAGCGTCTAGACGCTTATCTAGAGTATGTTGCTGAAGAGTGGGTAGATGAAAACACTCTTGCTATTGAGACCGGTCTCAAGGAAGAACTCACTGAGTCATTCCTTGGTGGTCTCAAGCAACTTTTTGAAGAACATTATGTAGAAATCCCTGAAGAAAAATATGATGTACTTGAGAATATGGTAGGAAAACTTGATGATATGGAGACTAAACTCAACGAGCAAATTGAAAGAAATATTCAACTCAACAAGCGTCTCTCAGAGTCGGTTGCTGATAGAATCTTTGATGAAATTTCTGAAGGTCTTGCGACCACTCAGAAGGAAAAGCTCGCTTCACTTTCCGAAAGTGTAGAGTTTGAGAGTGAGACAGAATATCGTGGAAGACTAGAGACTTTGAAGGAATCATATTTTCCTTCAAGAGTAGTTTCTTCATCTGCAACAACTGAAACATTATCTGAAGGAGTAAACGTTGCAACTGAGTATCACTCAGATTCAATGAATACTTACTTGAGGACTCTTTCAGCAGTTGTAAAACGCTGAATTTACTATTTAATCAAACAAAACAATTTCAATTTTTTACAGAGGTAAAAGGCAATGTTTCAATCAGAAAGATTGCAAGAAAAGTGGGCACCACTTCTGAACTATGAGGGTCTTGATCCAATCAAAGATTCACACAGAAAGGCTGTAACTGCTGTCTTGCTAGAGAACCAAGAAAAATTTTTAAGAGAGCAAAGTTCTTTCTCTCACGGAGAGTTCCTTACTGAATCTCCAACTATGTCCGCTGGAACCGGTGGATTTGGTGGAGACGCCTCTTCGGGTGGACCTGTTGCAGGTTTTGATCCAGTTCTAATTTCACTAATTAGACGCTCAATGCCTAACTTGGTCGCTTATGACCTCGCTGGCGTTCAACCAATGACCGGACCTACTGGTCTTATCTTTGCTATGCGTTCACGTTACGGCGATCAGCGCACTGGAGATAATGAGACCTTCTACAACGAAGTAAATACCGCTTTCTCTGCTCAAAACAGCACTGGCACTGCAACTCAAGGTAATTATACCGGTGCAGCAGATGATGGTGCTTCTGTAGGTTTCGGTACTACTACTAACCAAAGTGGCGATAATCCAGGTCTTCTTAATCCCAATGGTCAGTTGTCTTATACAACTGGTCAGGGTATGCAAACTGCCGATTCTGAGGCACTAGGTCAGGCTGGTGGTCCTCAGTTCAACGAAATGAATTTCTCTATTGAGAAAGTTCTAGTTGAAGCAAAGTCACGCGCCCTGAAAGCTGAGTACAGTCTTGAACTTGCTCAAGACCTCAAGGCAATTCACGGTCTAAACGCCGAGGCAGAACTTGCGAATATTCTTTCTACTGAAATCCTTGCGGAAATCAATAGAGAAGTAATTCGTACCATCTACAAGGTTGCTAAGCCTGGCGCTCAAGCAAACGTAGCAACTGCTGGCGTATTTGACCTTGACGTTGACTCAAACGGTCGTTGGAGCGTTGAGAAGTTCAAGGGTCTACTCTTCCAGATTGAGCGTGATGCTAACGCTATCGCCCAACAAACTCGTAGAGGAAAGGGTAATGTTATTATGTGTTCTGCTGACGTTGCTTCCGCACTAAGCATGGCTGGTGTACTTGATTACACTCCTGCTCTAAATGCAAACCTCAACGTAGATGACACTGGTAACACCTTTGCTGGTATTCTACTTGGCAAGTTCCGCGTCTATATTGATCCTTATGCTGCGAACGTAAGTTCCAACCAATATTATGTTGTTGGTTATAAGGGTTCTTCACCTTATGATGCTGGTCTATTCTATTGTCCTTATGTTCCTCTCCAGATGGTTCGCGCCGTTGGTGAGAATAGTTTCCAACCAAAAATTGGATTTAAGACTCGTTATGGTCTTGTTGCTAATCCATTCGCGGAAGGTTCTGCTCAAGGTCTTGGTAGAATTACTGCAAGTAGCAATACTTACTACCGTCGTGTACTTGTTAAAAATCTTATGTGAGTCTCATTTGAGATTAAACAATACTGGGGAGGAGAAATCCTCCCTTTTTTATTGTAAATTTTTAAATTAAGAACTAAATAGTTAAAAAACAATGTTTAAAGGTCAAATAGAAAATAGAAATTTTTTATCCTCAGTAGGATTTAAATTTACTCTCAATAGAGCACCTAAAGTTGCTTTTTTTTCAAATACTGCTAATATACCATCAATTACTTTAGGTGTAGCAGAGCAACCGAATTATTTAAATAATATTCCAATTCCTGGAGATAAAATGGAATTTGAAGATTTCACTCTACGATTTCTTGTAGATGAAAATCTTGAAAATTATATGGAAATTCAAAACTGGATGCGAGGTCTTGGATTCCCAGAATCACTCAAAGAAATATATGATTGGCAAAATACAAATGAACAATTTGAGCAACCATACAATTCTCAAATGAATCTATACTCGGATGGCACTTTACTTGTTCTAAACAGTAATAAAAATTTTAATTTCAATATTAAATTCAGTTCAATGTTTCCATATCAATTAAGCACTTTACAGTTTGACGCTACAAATATTGATGAAGAATATTTTACTGCAGACGTATCATTTAAATATATGATGTATAATATAGTAGATAGAATAGGAAATCCATTAAATCCAACAAAATAAATTATGATTGATCTCGAAAAAATACAGGGAATGTGGGAAAAAGATTCAATAATAGATCCAGATAACTTGCACACAGAATCTTTAAACACTCCGGTACTTCATGCAAAGTATCACGATATGTTTAATAATATATTACTTCTTAAGAAGAAAGCAGAACAACAGAAAAGAAATATAAGGCATCAAAAATATGAGTACTACACAGGAAAAGCAGATCCTGATGTTTATGTGGAAAATCCATTTCCTAAAAAAATAAGAGATAAAGACACCCTTCAAAAATATATGGATGCAGACGAAAGTCTTTCTCAATCATCTCTAAAAGTAGAATATTATGATGTAATGTTAAGTTATCTTCAAGATATTCTGAAGATGATTCATAATAGAAACTACCAAATAAAAAATGCAATTGATTTTCAAAAATTTGCAAGTGGGTTAGGGTGATACAATAAATACTCATAGAAATTGATTATTCTATGAGTGACGTAGTTATATCTAAAAAGAATGAAGTTTTCATAAAGTTGGAATGCGATCCTCATATCTTATATGAATTAGCACCATACTTTAGTTTTACTGTGGAATCGGCAAAGTTTATGCCACAGTATAGAGGAAAGAGGTGGGATGGAGAAATAAGACTACTAAGTACTGCTACTGGCGAAATATATGCGGGTCTTTTAGATAAGGTTATAGCAAAAATTAAAAATCATGGATATACTTATGAATTTAAGTCTAATAAGTATTATGGTGCTCCTTTTGAAATAAATGAAGAAATATCACCAGATGGAGTATCTGGTTATATGAATCATATTTGCAATTTTACGCCATATGATTATCAAATCAATGCTGTATATGAATGTTTGAGGTATAATAGAAAAACAATTATATCAGCAACATCTTCAGGTAAATCTTATATGATTTACTCAATTGTAAGATACTATGCAACAAAAGGGTTTAAAACATTAGTTGTATTTCCCACAACATCTTTGATTCATCAAATGTTTAAAGATTGGTCTGAGTATGGGTGGGATCCAGAAAATCATTGTCATATGATTTATTCAGGTCAAGAAAAGGATACAAATTTACCAATTACTCTTTCAACTTGGCAAAGTATTCATAAGTTAGATAAATCTTTTTTTGAAAATTATGATTGCGTGATTGTTGATGAATGTCACGGATGTAAAAGTAAAAGTCTTATTGACATTATGAAGAAGTCTCATAATGCAAAGTATCGCTTCGGATTTACCGGAACACTTTCTAATGGAGGAAAAGACTCACAAACTCACGAGTGGGTTATCTCTGGGTTATTTGGTCCATCATATAAAGCAGTAGGAACAAAAGAACTAATTGAAAAGGGAAGGGCATCTGAATTGGATATTCATTGCCTAGTACTAAAGCATAATCCACAAAAATTTGATAAGTATGAGGATGAAATTCAATTTCTTATTACGAATGAGAAGAGAAACAATTTCATCAAAAATCTTGCTCTTGATATCAAAGGAAATACTCTAATTTTATTTTCAAGAGTAGAAACTCATGGACTACCTTTATACGAACTCATAAATAATGGTAGTGATAATAATCGTAAAATATTTTTTGTTCACGGTGGAGTTGATGTTAAAGAACGAGAGCAAGTAAGGGAGATTACTGAAAGAGAAAACAACGCAATAATCGTTGCTTCTTATGGTGTGTTTAGTACAGGTATTTCAATCAAAAATTTACATAATGTAATTTTTGCTTCTCCAAGTAAGTCAAGAATTCGTAATTTACAGTCAATCGGTAGAGTTTTAAGAAAAGGAAGTAATAAAGATAAAGCAACTCTTTATGATATTTCTGACGATTGTACTTATAATTCAAGAAAAAACTATACATTAAATCACTTTATAGAAAGGATTAAGATTTATACTGAAGAAGATTTTAATTACGAAATAATAACAATCAATCTAAAAGAATAATATGGAAGATGACTTTTATGCTTCAATTAAGTTAAAGACTGGAGAAGAGATATTTGCTCGTGTTCTCCCGTGTGATGAAGAAAATAAAATAACATTAATTGTTACAAATCCAATTATAATTACAAGTGTCAAAGGTCGTGGAGATTCCTCTGGTTACAAAATAGAACCATGGATGAAAACAACAACTGAAGATATGTTTATAATTCATATGAATAATGTAATAACTATGACTGAAACAAACGATTTAGAGATAATTATGATACATCAATCATTTGTAAGAAGAATTGAGGATATGAAAAATAACAGACATAGTGTATCACGTAAAATGGGATACATTGCAAATGTAAATGATGCTAAAGAACTATTAGAAAAGATTTATAACAACTCATAGATATCACTTCGTGATAGTTTCCTTCGGAAACTAATCTTGTTATATAATTATTCTAGTAATATAGAAGCTTTAACTCACTCTCAAAACCCACAAGCCTATTATACATACATTCGTATAGGTCTGTCAAGTGGTTGTTATTTCAGCAATTACGTGTTATAATATCTACATAATAAATTAGAAATACTTATGATTTCAACTGAAGTAATGGCAAAGAGAAAAAGGTCTGTTCATTATGTGAACAATAAAGAATTTTTAGAAGCACTCATTGTTTATAAAAAGAAATTAAGGGACGCAGCAGAAAAAGAAATACCCAATATTACTGATGATGAATTAAAAAAATGGGTTAGTCCAAATAGACCTCCAATTCCAAATTATATTGGTGAATGTATTCTTAAAATTGCTACGCACCTATCCTTTAAACCTAATTTTGTAAATTATATGTTTAAAGATGACATGATTTCCGATGGCATCGAAAATTGCATTCAATATCTTCATAACTTTAATCCAGAGAAATCTCAAAATCCTTTTGCATACTTTACTCAAATTATTCACTTTGCATTTCTTCGTCGTATTCAAAAAGAAAAACGTCAATTAGAAATCAAAAATAAAATTTTAGAAAGAACTGGGTTTGATGAAGTCTTTACAGATGATAATCATATTGACGGTACAAACTATTCGGATTATAATTCTATTAAAGATAATGTACATATCCGAATGAATTCTTGAATATGCGCGTAGCAATTTTAACAGACACCCACTGGTCTGCCAGAAAGTCTTCCAGATTATTTCAAGATTATTTTGAGCAATTCTATAAAAATGTGTTTTTCCCGACGCTGGAACAGTACGGGATTGATACAGTTATTCATATGGGTGATGCTTTTGATAGTCGTAAATCAATTGATTTTGCTGGACTTGATTGGACTCGTAAAGTTGTACTTGAACCACTTTCAAAATATAAGGTTCATCTAATTACTGGAAATCACGATGTTTATTTTAAGAATTCTAATAAAGTAAATTCTCCTGAACTTTTACTTAAAGATTATGGGAATATAACAACTTACTCTGAACCAACTGAGGTTAATATTGGGGGTTTAAATATTCTTCTTCTTCCCTGGATTAATTCTGAAAATCAAGATAAATCATTTAAATTGATTAAGAATACTAAAGCAAAGGTTGTAATGGGGCACCTTGAACTTCAAGGATTTAGAGTAAATAAAAACTTAGTAATGAATGAACATGGATTGGAAGCAAATATTTTTTCAAACTTCGCAAAGGTATTTTCTGGTCATTACCACACTCGTTCTGATAATGGAACTGTCTTCTATCTGGGTAATCCTTACGAGATATACTGGAATGATGTAAATGATCCTCGTGGATTTACTATTTTTGATACTGAAACATTAGAACATTTTCATATAGATAACCCCTATCGTATGTTCTATAACATATATTATGAGGACACTCCATATCAGACATTTGATGTGAGGGAGTATGAGAATAAAATTGTTCGGGTAATTGTTCGTAAAAAAACAGATATTAAGCAATTTGAAAGATTTGTTGATAAACTTTATACTGCGAATATTAGTGAAATTAAAATTGTTGAAAATTTTCAAATTATAAACTTGGAAGAGTTTGAGGCATTTGAATCTGAAGATACTTTTTCTATTCTCCAAAGATATGTGACTGAAAGTGAATGTGAACTGGATAAAACTACTATAATTAATATACTGGAAGAAGTATACAAAGAAGCATTAGAGATGGTATAATGTATCTCATAACACTTGAAGGGAACGAAGACGAAGGTGTCTATGCTGCCGTGGATGAGTTAGGTAATAATATTGTTTATATCTTTGAAGAAAGAGATGATGCTGTTAGATTTGCAATGTTATTAGAAGAAGATGATTATCCTAAAATGAGTGTAGTTGAAGTTGAAGAAAAAGTTGTTGTGAAATCATGTGAAATACGTGATTATGAGTATAGAATCTTCACTCCAAACGATATTGTAATTCCACCTCAACCAGAAAATACTGATTTTATTTAAAAATGATTGATTTTGAAAAAATAAAGTTCAAAAACTTTTTAGGTGTTGGAAATCAATTTACTGAAATTGATTTTAAGAAATCTGCAACTACATTGATTATTGGTTCAAATGGTGCTGGAAAAACTACACTTTTGGATGCTCTTACTTTTGTTCTTTTTGGTAAGTCATTTCGTGGCATTAATAAACCACAATTAATTAATGCCACCAACGAACGTGATTGTGTCGTAGAAGTTGAATTTAAAATTGCAACAACTGCATATAAAGTTCGCAGAGGAATTAAACCAAATATTTTTGAGATATATCGTAATGGATCCTTATTAGACCAAAGTTCTTCTGCGGTAGACCAACAAAAATGGTTTGAGCAATCAGTTCTTAAAATGAACTATAAGTCATTTACTCAAATTGTAATTATTGGTAGTAGTAACTTCGTTCCTTTTATGCAACTTTCCTCTACTCATCGTAGAGAAGTAATTGAAGATTTGCTTGATATTAAAATCTTCTCGTCTATGAATACCATTATTAAGGATAAAATTCGTCAAATTAAAGATGAGATCCGAACTCTAGATTTGAAGAAACAAACCCTCAAAGATAAAGTTGAAATGCAAAAAAACTTTATTGATGAACTTGAAAATCGTGGAAAAGAGAATATCAAGCAGAGAAAAAGTAAAATCAATATTTTAATTGATGAAGTTGAAGTTTATATAAATGAAAACTCATTGCTTGATCAGAATATTTTTTCTCTGAATAAAAACCTCGAGGAAGTAAATGATGCTTCTATTAAATTAAAAAAACTCGGTAATCTTAAAGGTAAAATTTCACAAAAAGTATCAACTATTACTACTGAGTATAAATTTTTCAAAGAGAATACGGTATGCCCTACTTGCACTCAAGAAATTGGGGAAAAATTTAGGTTAAATAAGATTAGTGATGCTGAAAAAAAAGCAAAAGAACTTCGTGATGGATATAGTGAACTTGAACAAGTAATTCAAGATGAGGAAGAACGAGAAAGACAATTTCTTATGCTTTCAAAAGAATTATCAAAACTATCAAATGAAATTTCCCAGAATAACACTCGCATCTCTAGTCATCAAAGACAAATTCGGGATTTTGAATCAGAAGTTCAAACAATTGCCGAACAACTTGAAAATAGAAATACTGAACATGAAAAACTAAAAGTATATATTGAAACTCTTAAAAATATTTTTGATGAACTATCTTCCAAAAAAGAGTTAGTTACTTATCACGATTTTACATATTCTCTTCTCAAAGATAGTGGAGTTAAGTCAAAGATTATTACAAAATATCTTCCATTAATTAATCAACAAATTAATCGTTATCTTCAGATGATGGATTTTTATATTAATTTTACTCTGGATGAAGAGTTTAATGAGAAGGTACAATCACCAATTTATGAAGACTTTTCTTATAATTCATTTAGTGAGGGTGAAAAGTCTAGGATAAATCTTGCGTTATTGTTTGCCTGGAGAGAAGTAGCAAAGTTAAAAAATTCCGTTTCTTGCAATCTTATTATTTTTGATGAAGTATTTGATAGTTCATTAGATAGTTCGGGAACTGATGAATTTTTGAAAATTATTCGTTATGTGATTAGTGATGCTAATATATTTGTAATTTCTCATAAGAGTGGCTTGGAGGACAAATTTGAAAGTGTCATAAGAGTTGAGAAGAGAAAGAATTTTTCACATATACTCTAAATACTTCAAACCAGTAAGACCGATGCAAGTTCCAAACCGATTTCATCATTCCAAAAAGGATCAGAAGCGAAAACTGAAACCTCAAGCACTCCGACAAGCGAGAGAACGACTCGCCCAGTTCAAAAAGCGTCACAGTACCTCCCCCAAAAAGGGAGGTTCTTTTGTATGATGAATTCAATTCAACAAAATTCAAATGTCAGTCAATTTTGAAATTAAAGGAATGCTCGCTCGTCTTCTTGCAACAGAAGATCTGATTGTTGAACATAAGAAAGTTGATACCGCATGTTTTAATGTTCACACTCGGGTTCTTACTCTTCCTATGTGGGAGAAGGCAAGTAATGTAGTTTACGATATGCTTGTTGCTCATGAAGTATCACACGCACTTTATACTCCTGATGAGGATATGTCCCCTATGGGAGTACCTCACCAGTTCGTAAATATCGTTGAGGATGCCCGTGTAGAGAAACTTGTTAAACGCCGCTATATGGGTCTCTCAAAGACCTTCTACGGTGCATATAAGGAGCTCCAAGAACAAGATTTCTTTTCTCTTGATGATGAAGATGTTCCTACAATGAATCTTGCTGACCGCGTAAATTTATATTTTAAGGTTGGAAATTTTATTGACCTTGAGTTTAATGAACCCGAACAAGAAATTGTAAATGAAATTGCAAATATCGAAACTTTTGATGATACAATCGTCGCTGCTAAAAAACTATACGAATATTGTAAGCAAGAGCAAGAAAATATAGAGTCAAAACTTCCTGAAATTAACGCTCACGAACAAAGCAATTCTGATGAAGGTACAGAACCCGATCAACAAACTGAAATGCTTAATGATGGAGATCAGGAAGATGGCGCTGGTGAAAGTCAACCTCAAGAATCTCCTCTGCGAGAAGATTTGACTAATCCATCTTCACAAACAGGTGGAACTGCATCCTCTATTGGACAAGAGAAAGAAGATCCTACAGTGAAAACAATGGATTCTCTTCAAAAATCTATTGAGAGTCTTGTAAATCAAAGTGGTTATGAAAATAATTATGTTGAGATTCCTTTACTAAATCTGGAAACAGTGATTGTAAGTAACAAAGAGATTCATTCTTATATTGAGGAGTTTTACCATGAAGAACAAAGATTTCAAGACGAAAAATTGGCAAAATATTCCCACATTACTCATCCTAATATTTTTGAAGAATGTGACTCTAGTTATCAAAAGTTCAAAAAGTCTGCTCAAAAAGAAGTCAATTATTTAGTGAAAGAGTTTGAGTGCAAAAAGGCAGCAGATTCTTATGCTAGAGCAACAACATCTCGCACCGGAGTATTGGATTGCTCTAAACTCCATACCTATAAATTTAATGATGACATTTTTCGTAAGGTAACAACTCTGTCTGATGGAAAAAATCACGGATTGATTTTTATTCTTGACTGGAGTGGATCAATGTCGTCGGTAATGTTGGACACTATCAAACAACTGTATAATTTGATTTGGTTTTGTAAGAAAGTATCAATTCCGTTTGAAGTTTATGCATTCACTGGTGATTGGGCACAGGTTTCTTATGATAAAAATGGTAAACCAAGTTACCCTCAACCACACTACGAAAAAAAATCTGGAATGTTTAATGTAGATGAACGATTTAATCTACTCAACCTTCTGACGAGCAGTGTAAACGGAAAGACTCTGGAAGAGCATATGGTGAACCTGTGGCGGGTTGTTTCATCTCTTAGGGGATATACTGGGTTTTCCAATCCTCCCCGTCTAACGTTCTCTGGGACGCCTCTGAATGAGAGTATGATTTCTCTTCATGCAGTTATTCCTAATTTTCAAAAAAATAATAAAGTTCAAAAAGTTCAGTGTGTAGTTTTGACTGATGGTGAAGCACCAGTTCTTAATTATCACTTAGAAATTAAACGTTATGTTGATTCCGAACCTTATA